GAGAGAAAAGGTTAGACATAAAATAAATTTCATTAAATTTGCAATACAAAGATAGTTTAAAATGAGAAATAAGGCTAAAAGAGATACTCGTAAGAACAAAGAATACAAATCAGGGGCTATGAAAGCTTTTGGCGATAGCCTTAAAGATGAGTATGGAAAAGTAAATTTTAAGGACCGTGCTATCGCACGGTGGAATAAAGCAACTGCTCCAACTAGAAAGAAAAGAAGACAAGCACCTAACCCATTTGGTAATATTAGAGGATTAGCAGGATTAGGTAGTGGACCTAAATTAGGAGCAAGACCGCAAAGACCAAGAAGAAGAAATGCCTAAGTTAGTATTAACTTCTTACAATAAGAAGCAGAAGGTTAAGCGTAAAGGAGTCCACGCTAAATCTAAGACTTCAAAGAATAAAGGCTCTAAGAATTATAAAAAAATATATAAAGGACAAGGAAAATGAAAAAATTATTGAAACCGTATTTTACAGCAGCAAATTCAAAAATGGGTGGTAAGCCTGAGAAGTTTGGATTAGCTTCTAACAAGACAATTGAAAAATCTGCATACAAATCTAAGTGTGGTAAGAAGTAATGGCGGGTCGTACTAAAAAGAAAAGTAATAAGATATGCCCGGCAGGTATAGCTTGGGCAAAGCGAACCTTTGATACTTATCCTTCAGCCTATGCGAATATGGCTGCAAGTAAATATTGTAAAGACCCTAACTACGCAAAGAAAAGCAAGAAGTAATGGGCGAGCTAAAAAAGTGGAGAGACGAGAAGTGGGTACGCATCGGAACAGATGGGTCGATAAAAGGGGCTTGTGGTACAAGCAAGGATAAGAAGAACCCTGACCGCTGTCTGCCACTTGCTAAGGCTAAATCAATGACTAAAGCTGAAAGAGCAAAGACTGCTCGTAAAAAAAAGAGAGCAGGACGAAAAGGTAAAACTGTTGTAGCTAACACTAAGGCAGGAAAGGTAACTAAAAGATTTACAAAGCGATAATGGCAACAAAAAGTAAAATGAAATGCAATCGGGTAATGAGGTCCGATAGAGCAGGTAAGAAAAAAATGGTTAAGGCTTGTGAGGGCGGTAAGGAGAAGTTAATTCACTTTGGGGCTAAGGGATATGGTCATAACTATTCTGCTGCTGCACGAAAGTCATTTAAGGCTAGACATAAGTGTGGTACAGCGACAAACAAGTTAAGTGCACGTTATTGGTCTTGTAAGAAATTATGGGCAGGGAAAGGTGGCTCAACTAAGAGCTCACCAAAAAATAGACGAGGAAAATATTAGTATATTTGCAATACAATGAAATCAAAAGGATTAGGAGATACAGTAGAAAAAATAACAAAAGCAACCGGAATAAAAAAAGTTGTAGATACAGTAGCTAAAGCCACAGGGAAGTCTTGTGGATGTGCTGAAAGAAAAGATACACTAAATAGAATGTTCCCTTTTAAAAAATAAAATTATGATGACATACAGAGAATCAACACCACTAGCAGAATCTAATTTTTTTGGAGACCCTGTTAAAAAAGCTAAAAGAAGAGCTAAAAGAAGAGGAAGAAAAGTAAAAAACATTTCTTGTTTAGGAAAAAAATATTGTAAATAAAAAAGATTATGGCAATTATACCAAGTAACGCAAGCATTAATTTTAACACTTCAGGTGTTATAGCTACAGAAAAAAAATCTGCATTAATAAACTCATATAGTGAGTCTTATACAATGCAAGACATTATAGACACGACAGGTGGAGGTCTTTCAGGTTCAGGAACGGCAGGTAAAACTGCTAAGTTTACAGCAGGTACGACACTAGGAGATGGACTATTAAATGATAATGGAACATCTATTTGGTACAACGGAACATCAGGAGAATTTAGAAGACTATCTTATGGTCAGAATGCATTAGCTGCCGGAGGCGGTCCTTTTAATACAGCGATTGGTTATCAGTCTCAAGCTAACAATGCCACGAGTTTATATAATACAAGTTTAGGTTATCACACATTACTTAATTTAGTAAATGGTAATGGAAATGTTGCAATAGGAGAATTTGCATTAGAGGCTACTACTAGTGGAACTCAAAATATTTGTATAGGATACACAACAGGATGGAAAATACAAACGGCAGTTAACAATACTGCTGTTGGTCGTACTAGTTTACAGAATAACATTTCGGGTAATAGTAATACTGCACTTGGTGTATCATCTTTACAAAACACAACATCTTCAGATAACACAGCCATTGGTATTTCTGCGTTATCAGCCAATACAACAGGAGAAGGTAACTCGGCATTAGGTGCGAATGTAAATAGCGGTAACTTTAGTGATTCTGTAATATTGGGTAGAGAGGCTACAGCAACAGCAAGCAATCAGTTTGTAGTTGGTTCTTCAACCTATAACTCAGGAGCAGTAACTACAGCATCAGCAGCTCAGACAAAAACTTGGGATGTAATTATAAATGGAGTAGCAGAAAAAATATTATTAGCATAAAATGAAAAAATATACTTGGACAGTTGAAAGTCTATATACGAAAGATATAGAAGGAGAAAAAAACTATGTAATAGATGTTACGTTTACCGTATCGGGAGAAGAAGAGGTAGATGGTAAAACATACTCATCTGAATTAAATCACAATGCTTTAAAATTTGAGATATCTGAAAAAGAAGATTTCATTGCTTATGCTGATTTAACTAACGATACAGTAGTAGGATGGATAAAAGATTCACTAGGAGCTGAGTCAGTAGCTTCTTTTGAAGCAGCCGTAGGAGGAATGATTGACAGCAAGATTAGTCCTGTTGTAGAACCTAGCAAACCTGCTTTACCTTGGTAACATATGGAAGATAAGATACAAACAATAGTAAACGCAATAGACCTAGCAGTCCAAAAAGGCTGTTACAATTTAAATGATGCAGCAGCAGTAATTGATGCATTAAGAGAAGTGTTTCCAAAAGAAGAAAAAGAATAAATTATGGCATATCAAAAATTACAAGGAATAAGAGCAGCTGCAGTAACTCCCTCAGACACAGCTAACATACCAAGCCCTGGAGGAGGAGATGGAGAAAACAATGGTTGTGTTTTATACATTGGCGTTACAGGAGACCTAAAAGTTACAACAGCAGGTGGAGATGACGTTACATTTGAAAATGTACCTGTAGGATTTTTCCCAGTTCAAGTATTAAAAGTTTGGAGCACAGGAACAGCAGCATCTGAGATTATTGCTCTTTGGTAAGATTATGGGATTAGCAATAGGCATAATAATATCAATAACCTGATTGTGAAGATAACTCTAAGTAGCATATTGAAAAGTTTATATTTATTTTTTGCACCGGTTGGTGGATTGCTACTTGTAGTAGGTCTGTCTACAATTTTAGATACAGCATTCGGAATAGCTAGAGCTAAGAAGGAAAAAAAGCCCGTAACTAGTAAAGATTTTAGAAAGGGATATGTTCCTAAGACCATAGGATATTTAGGTGTTGTTATCTTGGTATTTCTTTTAGACACGTTAATACTGAACGAATTAATAAAAAGTATTTTAGATTTTGATTTCTTTTCAACTAAAATAGTATCTTTGGTCCTCATTTTAAATGAGGTAAAATCAATGGATGAGTCTTGGGTAGTTTTAAAAGGCTACTCTTTTATAGATAAGTTTAAAGAATCCATTACACAAATCAAGGATATTAAGAAGGAAATCAAATGAGAAAAATAGACAGAATTATTGTGCATTGCACAGCTACCCCCGAAGGTAGAGACGTTACAGTAGGAGAGGTAAGAACTTGGCATTTAGCTAGAAACTTCTCAGATGTAGGATACCACTATCTTATAACATTGAACGGAACGGTTGAGGTAGGTAGACCCGAATCAAAGGTAGGTGCTCACGTTAAGGGTGAGAATAAACATAGTATCGGAATCGCATATGCGGGAGGAATGGATAAATCATTTAAGAATCCTAAAGACACAAGAACACGCGAACAGAAAGAAGCCTTAATATGGCTTATAGATGAATTAAAGAAAAGATATCCGGGTAGTACCGTTCACGGTCACAATGAATTTACGTCTTACAAGGCTTGCCCTTCTTTTGATGTATCTAAAGAAGGATACTAAGTATAGCAAAAATAGTAGTGTATATGGCAACCTTTCTAGTTCTTTTAAGTTTACTATCTTTCTTTTTGTTCTCAGACAACAAATAGATATTACTATCTCCTACGTCTTTTAAGACCTTCTCGCAGGACTTTAGGTTATTTTCTGCAATAGTTACTAGCTCATACAGTTTAACTTCCTTAGAACGGCTAATAATAGCTTGTTCCATTAAACTATCTTTTTGGATTAGCTCGATGTATATGTTGTCCATCTGCTCGAGGGTGATGGCAACTAGTGTGTCTCCGCTATTGTCTGTTAATACGACTTGCGAATAAACTGATACGTTCAGAAGAAGGAAGAATATGGTAATTGCTAACTTTTGTTTCATAGTATAATTTAATTGTATCTCTTTTAGAATCCAAGCTATCAATAGACATATATACCGTATCTGTAGATATAGTATTATATTTAGGTGATATAATTTTATTTTTTGCTTTTTCAACAAACAATAAATTAGTTATAATAACTGTAGCAACAATCGAGTATAGTGCTATGAAAATTATTAGCTGTGGGTTTTTCATATCGCAAAGATAAATATAAAAGTTTTATATTTGCAAGTAAGTAAATTATACTAATGGCATTAATAAGCACATATCCAATAGATGAGAATATTGTAGGTTCAGATAAATGGATTGGTTCGGATGCTAATTTTAAAAATGCTACAAAAAACTTTACAGTAGATAAGGTTGCTGAGTATTTGAATAATTCAGCCTCTATACAATCTCAAACTTTGAGATATCAGTATCAAGCTACTGTAGATGCATTTAATCCAAGAAGGAGCGGGACTATATCTTTTCAAAGCAATATAGGAGATGAGATATCATTTTCAAGTATCCTCCCAGATCGGAAGAGC